CTCAGGTGATGGAATTGGTAGACATCCGTAGCTGTTTCCTACGGGCCTGTAGCGGCAGGCGTGCATGTTCAAGTCATGCCCTGAGAGCTAATCATCTTGTATGTACAATAAGTGAGGTAAAACGATGACCGCGCAAGAATTAGCACAACAGATCATTGACATAGCGCAAAAGGCCCTCTCGAAAGAGAAGCAAGTTGCCATTTACATCGGCGATGATGCGGGCGAGTGCGCAGCTCGTGCTGGCCTGGAAGCTATTATCAAGCTCTGCAAGGAAGTACCAGCATCACAGGATACACACAAGCAGTATGAGAAAAAAGGGGGAAAGCATGTTACCACGCCTTGACATAAGTTTGATCTATCACGATGGGATGAAGAAAGGCACAAGTTTGGCAGATTGCCAGTGTCGTGGTTGTCGGAAGTGGCGAGCCGAATTATTTGCACAAGGGGAAATATCCGCACAAGAAGCTGGTATACCAGAGGTAAAAGATGAACCATTGGAGCATTGGAGGGAACATGCCAAGACTAGCAAAGATTGAGCGCAAGATTGAATACAAGGCAATTGACAGTGAGATTAAGGCCACAAGTGAAGGAATTGTCGAGGGGTATTTAAATCGTACGGGGATAATCGATTTTGGTGATGATAAATCACTGCCAGGTTGTTTCAAACGTACCCTGGCCGATAGTTATGCACGTAAAGCTCAGCAGTCACTCGATTTTTTGTGGCCATTCCTCTACAACCACTCGTACGCAGAATTTCCATTGGGCGGAATTTTTTATGGCGAAGAGGATAAAAAGGGCCTTTTTATCAAAGTTCAGATGAACATGGACATTCAATCGGGACGGGAAGCATTTGCTAGTTTTAAAAATGGCAGTTTGTCCAAATTCTCAATGGGGTACAAGGCCATTGATGTCGAGTGGGAAAAATTTGAGGGCAGGAGTATAAGACTGCTCAAGTCGGTCGCGGTCATGGAGGGGAGTGCCGTGACGTTTCCCATGAACGATGAGAGTCAGGCCACAGCAGTCAAAAATAGGAGGACATTTATCATGCCAACAAAACAAAAGCAGGAAACAACTCCTGTTTTGACAAAAGATTATGCCACAAGTTATGCGCAAGTTACCCAACAAGATTGGGTATCCGATTTGTGGAATCTCTGGTATCCGTTCAAGAACGAAATCATCACCGCATTTCAAATTGGCGATAGTCCAGAAGCTGATGTGCAGGCTGCATTAGCTCAATTCGCTACAGCCACACTCGCGTATATACAGCGCGGCATTGAACTGGACATGACGGAATGCTTGCAGCCCAGCGATGATAACTCTATGCCGATGTACATGACGGCAGCCGACAATCCAGACACGAAGGATGTGGAAGGTGACATCAAGAAATTGAGTGCCGCCAGTCATGCGAAAATGACCAAGGCGATCGGCGGTATGGAAGGCCATATCAAGGAGATGAAGAGCGAACTTTCGCGGCAAAGAGCGAATGCCTTGCAGGGGTATCAAGTTTATAGCGGCAATGAACCATCAGAGCACAAAGACGAGGATGAGCCAGCAGAGGATGAGGACGAGGCGGCGGTGCTGCTCAAAATGCGTGAAGCGGTGTATGACCTCACCACCCGGTTACAATTCCAAAACGCCGATAAGGGCATCTAGAGATATGTACCAGACATTCATAATACTCAAGAAGCGACAAAGCCTCTTAGAAGCACAACAGATGGCCTATCAGGAGTTTGTGCGGCTTTTCAATGAGTGGCATGACTACATTATCCGTATGACGGGCGGCCCATTACGAGAACTGTATGCTGCTGAAGGTCTGAATGCCTGGCTCATCCGTGTCGAGATAGAGACACGAGAAGAGAAAATGGCAGAGATCAAACGATGGACAGAACGATATATCGAGTCTGATCGCCAGTAGCAAATTGCCTGATTTCCTGCTATACTAAGAGAAACAACGGACGCGGCTATGCCGCTCCGCTAACGTAGAGCATAACAACAGAATACAACGCTGAGAAGGCGCTGAATTTCTCTACCCTTCTGGCATAGAAAAAACTATGTTCAGAGGGGTAGATGGCAAACAGAAAGCCTCCTTCTGAACAATCAGAAGGAGGCTTTCTTATATGGCTGGATATGAAGAGTTGAATAAACTCACTGAAGAAATCCAGAAACTTAACAAACATTTAGATGAGCGTGTTCATACGCTCGAAGAGCAGCAAGCGAAAACTGAACTCAAGATTAGCCAGGGTGGGCCCATCGCAGCCGAGGCCCGGCAAGAACTTGAGAAGATCAACGCCAAGATCAGCGGCGAGATCAAGGACTACAAAAAGCTCGTTGCTGAAAATAAAGAGAATATGCTGGCCTCGCAGCGCCCACCCGTTGCTGGTGGCTATCCTGGCTCCATGTCTGGCTCCTACAAGCCACCTGCTACGAAGGCTTTAGAAAAATGGATGCGTAAGGGCGGCGACTCATCGGCTCTCACCCGTGAGGAATTGTCGTACGTCTCGTTTAACCACATGGACTATGACCAGTTCACCCCTGAGCAGAAGGTTATGGTCAGCGCAGCAGCCGACCTGGGCGGCTTCTTCGCAGGCACCGACCTCTCGGATAAATTTATTCAGAAGCTCTTCCTCATCTCGCCCCTACGCGCCTATGCTGATACGCAAACCATCGGCGGTGAGAAACTCCTGCTCCCCAGTGAGGGTGCAACTGATACCAACATCTTCTGGTCTGATGAGCAGACGGGCTATCAAGCAAGCCCTGACCCGAACCTGGGCATGGTGGAAATCTATGCAAGGGAACTCAACGGCTACCTGAAACTGTCTAGGCAGAACCTGGAAGATAGCGTATTCGACGTGGAGGGCTACATCCTCAAACGTTTGACCCGCCAGTTCGCCCAGAAAGAAGGCACGGCCTTCATTAACGGTAACGGTGTCGCTCGACCAGAAGGATTATTAACCGTTGCAGCGGCAGCTTCCTACGGCGGAATGAATGGATTACTGGGAACGAGCGCCTCGCATCTCCTCTTGCCCTCTGACTTGATCTCGCTCATGCACGTTGGCAAATCAGGCTATCGGCCTACCGGCACCTGGCTGATGTCAAACTCCACTATCGGGATATGCAGGCTCTTTGCTGATACCACGACACGGCCTATCTGGACGATGTTCGGGGATGTCTTCTCTGAGACGTTGTTCGGTCGACCTATTGTCGAGATGCCCGACATGCCCAACCAGTCCGGCACCTTCCCCGCGTTTAGTGCAGGCCAGTTCCCTGTCATCTTCGGTGACATTGGGCAAGGCTATCAGATCGTTGACCGTGTAGGGCTGACGTTCCAAACCCTCAAAGAACTGTACGCAATCCAAAATCAGGTAGCGTTCCTCGCAAGACAGCGTGTAGGGGGCAAGGTCGTACTCCCTGAAGCGATTTCAGTCTTGAAGATGATCTAGCTCATGCCAAAGAGAGGAAAGAAAATGCAAGAATTTGCGACTGATGCCGTGCCTGAGGCCGTGCCTGTGGGAGTCGGCAACTGCGACGGCGAACTGGTGATACTGCCTGATGTCGAGGGAACGACCTATCACGAATACACGTGCAAGGTGTGCGGGGCAATCGTGCATGTCGGGCTGGAAGACCTGGAACTGAACGGCCTCCCGCCGGAACACCACAAACGTGAGGAGGATAAATAAATGAGCTTTATTGGGCCAGTTGGAAAAAACCCGTCCAGGTATTTCTGGACAATTCAATTGTCTGTACCTGCGGTCTACAAGACGGCACAGACGAACGTCGTTGACCGCTATCGCAACGGCGGCTACGCGGCACTCACGCTTGAGTTGTGTCCCGGGCTGTGGACTGACGGTTCACATGCCTTCGCTATCAACGAGAGTGATGACAACTCAACCTGGACGGCGGTCGCGGCGGCCGACCTGATGCCTAATCCCGAAGTTGGGGTGTATGGCACCGCTTCAACGTTTATCAGCATCACGGCGGCCACGGCGGTTGTGCAGCGTATCGACTACATCGGCAGGAAGCGTTACGTGCAGATCGTGACCACCGAGTCAGGGGCAACGGGCGCGGCGTATGCGCTCTTAGCACACCTGTTCTCGCCGATGATCTTACCGGCTGCTTAACGATGAGTGAATGCGAGCATAAGGAATTCGAGGCAAACGTAGAAGTGAACCGGATTGAGGACGTACAAAAGTTCGCTGCCGATGTTCACATTGTATGCCGTGATTGTAAAACGCCGTTTCGGTTTTTGGGTTTGCCCGGTGGTGTTTCTCTGTCGCATCCAACGGTTTCCATTGATGCGATAGAGGCGCGTTTACCTATCGCGCCTGGGAGTTTGTTTGAGGAGTGAGGCATGGCACAACTTGGAGAATTCACTGCCAAGATCAATTTTGAAATGACGGAAACGAGCAAGGCAGTGCTGAGAAATGAGTTGCTCAAAATCTTACAGGAACCTGACGTGCTGAAAGAGCTTTTGAAACTCTTGACGCAATCGAGCAGGCTTGAGGCAGGACTCCATGACCGACGCACTGAAACTTGA